CAGCGCCGGCCCGTTCCTTTTGCCAGTTCGCAAACTCCTGTGAGACATCAGTCTGCCCCGAAGCGTTGTTTGCGAGCCGCGACTGAGATTGTGCCCCACTCGGGAAGCTCACCGTTGCCTGCGTGCCCTTCGGCTTCGTGCCGGTGCGGGTAGCAGTACCCTCGGGCACGCCTTGGCTCTTCACCTTGGCGTAGTCGCTTAGATCGGTGAGAAGGTCCGCGAGCGACGGGCCATTGTCGCCAAGCTCCAAGCCGCCCGCCTCATGCGCAGCGTTCCGCTGGAACGGGATGCCCTCGGGAGCCGGAGCCCCCATAGGACCGGCTGTAAGGCCCGGAGACGGGCGTTGCTCCAAGCCCTCCGACAGCAAGTCGGCCAACGAGATACCACCTTGGCCGCCAGCGGGCGCAGGCGGGCGCCCGTTCGGCTGCAATACACCCGAGTAGTCGCCCTGTGGGGCGAAATTCACCCGCCCCATGGGCCGGCTGGGTACCTGCTCAAGCCCTGGACCGGGTTCGGGTGCGCTCAACCGAGGGGCGCCGGGGTGAGCCGGGGCTGCTGCCTGGACATCGGGCGTCAGGCCAAGCGACTCCAGAATGTTGGCTGTGGTCGCCCCACCCCCGGCGTTCACCATGGAGGGCGCAGGCAGCAGTCCGGCAATCTGCGGCGGCGAACGGTTGAAGCCCGGCGGTAGGGGCTCGTTCTGCGGGCCGAAGTGATACCCAAGCCGTGGGTTGGTGGCAGCTCCGGCCGCTGCGGCTTGCGCCGTCTCGGGGTTGCCACCCAGCCAGCGGCGCAGGAAGCCCTGCATGCCAGCGGAGCCTAGCAAGCCCGCAGCGCCGCCCGCCGCAGCTCCGGCGTTGCCGCCGATCGCGTAGCCCGTCGCGGCACCAACAGCCGGCCCGGTGGCATGGCGAGCCACGATCCCCGGCACGCTGCCTGAAGCGCCGATACCCTCGGGCGCGAACGTACGCGGCCCGAAGCCAGTAGACAGCGGAAAGCGGCTGTGCTGCTCAGCGATGAGCTTCAACCCGTCTGTGAGTTGGGTTGGGTTTTTCTGTTGGAGCTGCGCAATCTTCGAGGCGTCAACACTCGTGCCCTTCAGCGCGCTTTGCACGGTGTAGTTTTTGGCAAACTGCGTGCGGGCGTTCTGCCAATCCTGCAGCGATACCGGCCCGTCTTTGGGGAGCTGCCGCCCAACATAATCCTCATAGGCGTTCGCGAGCGCGCTGTACGCATCGCCCATAGCCTCGCTGTCGGGCTCTTCCGCCTTGTAGTACTTAGCCGCCCGCTCGCGTGACTGTTGGATGTTGCTAAAGAGCTGGTCCCGCGTCATCTGCGGTTGGTCCAACATCGTTTGCTTCAGCGCATCCACGTCCGGCGAGCGCGGAAGCTGGCTGGTGGTGTCACCGATACCGCTAATGGCACTCTGCAACTCGGGGTCAGCCTGAAGCGTCTCGTTCAATGCACCGTGGGCGGCGTCATAGGTCTTGGCGGGGCCAGCGGCGCGAGCATCCGCAAGCGTCTTGTATGTTACTTTCTGGCCCTGCGGAATTCCCGCCTCATTGCGCGCCAACTCATCGGTGACGCCTTGGTTGGTCAGTGTTTGCTGTTGGGCAAGCGGCCCCTCACCAGCAACGGACGCGCCCGCGCGTTGCAATGGCGTGCCGTTTTCCGCCTGCCGGGGCAAGTTCTGATAGCCGGCTTCCTTCAAAGCCGCTTCCACGTCGGTGCCCGCAATCGGAGCCGTGCGAGACGCCGTGCCCGCTCGCGCAGCCGCAGTCAGCGGAGCGCGGAACCCCGCTACAGCCGCAATGTCCGGCACCGCTTCCTCAACACTCTCAATCGTGGTGCGAAGGCCGGGCGATAGGTTTCCAACAGCACGGTCTACCGGAGCAGCCACCTTACCGGCAACGTTGGTGATGCCGCGCATGGCTTGCATGATGGGGTCGTTGGACTGTGGCAGCTCCGTGTTGCTGTTCACGAAGTTTTGCACCCCGTGGACCGCTTCGGGGCCGCCCCCGAGGGCGCCGGCAATTCCGCTCACAGCCTTGCCGGCCAGCCGCGTGATGCCCTGCCCCATAGAGGCAGCGGTACCAACACCCGGCAAGTCGTTCAACGCATTGGTGAAGTCTTGCCAGCCGTACTTGTGGACAATGTACGAGTGACCTGTTGGTGACGCCTTGGACGACACCAAGTTGAATCCGTCCGGCGGCGGCCGATCTTCTGGCCACGCATCGTAGTCCTTCGGTGTAGCGGGAGCCGCCGCATGCGGTGGCTCCAACTCAAAGCCGGGCGGTAAGTCGTGCCCACCGGCCGCCGGTTGGTTTTCCAGCTCGAAGCCGGGCGGTAGCGCTACTGTAGGGGTTGCCATTGTCCACCACGGAAGACGATACGTTGACCAGTCGCACGGTTGACAGCCGTCGCGCCCTCAGCGGGGCCGGCGCCAGCTCCGCCGCCACCACCCGGTTGCCCCGTGAACACGCCACGGATGGCCGGGTCAAGAATCGAAGAGATATCAACACCACCCCGCTTAGCGGCGGAGTCAAGGTTGCGGTACTGCCCAGCGCCCAACGTGCGTAGCATCGTAGCTGCACCATGGAGCTGCGCTGGTGAGGCGTTGTCCGACACCTGCAGCTCACGCTCTTGCCCGGTGCCCGCGCCGGAGTTCACCGTGGCGCGGATCGCTTCGCGGCCGAGGAACGAGCCCACGGTGCGAAGGTCGGTTGGTGCCTCAGCGCCGAAGAGCCGGCCCCAAAGCTGCCGAATGGAGTTGCTTGGCGTGAAATTCCCGTTGCCGAGTTGTTCCGCAACTTGGTCAAACAGGTTGGCATGGTCCGCCATCGTGCCCAACGCCATGACGCGGTTCATGCCTTGGCCGCCAGCATAGTAGTTGCGGATGTGGGCTTGCTCCTGCAACCCAACACCGGGCGCCGGGGTAATGCCAGTGCCGGGCGTTGGCTGGTTGGCGCTACCAGCGCCGCCTGGAGCTGCAACGGGAGGGGTGGCCGGCGAGCCCGCCGGTATCGCACCGCCCGGATTCGCCGCTGTTGGGTTTGGCCCCTTGCCGTATTCATGGCCGGTAGCCAAGTTGTAGGCAACACCCCAACCGCCGTTGGATACCAGCGAGCGAAGGTTGCCGGCGAGGTTCGGGTTGTCGCGGATGAGCTGAGCAATAGCCGCCTGTGCATCAGTCGGTACACTGTTAGCCCCGGCTCCAGGGTGAAACGCGGCGGGGTTGGTGGCTTCAGCGTTGTGCAGCCCGGCGAGCGCATTCTGTTCACCAGTCTTCGCAGCCCCCAACGGGCTGGCGTGCACAACAGGCGGCGTGACGCCCGGCTCAACAGCGTATTGGTCCGGCACCGCCTTGAAGTCAAGAGGCTTGCCGGTGAGCTGTTGGAAAGCCGCAGTCTGTGCCGGGCTATTGAGCTGTGACACATCCCCAACCGTATCGAGGGCTGATAGCTTGCGCTGCTGTTGGGCCGCCTGAATCGCTTTCTCCAAGTCTCCACCGTTCTGGATGGTTATGTTGGTTGCCTGCTCAGCATCCGAGGGCTTCATGCCATTGGAAACGAGCGTGTCACGCAGCCGTTGCCGCATGTCCTCTTGCTCCTGCATTTGCTGAGCCCGCAGCAACGCCTCTTGCGTTTGAGCAGTGCGAAGCCCCGCCTGCGCTTGGCCCTGCGTAATGTACGCATTCAATGCCGGACGGTTGACCGGATGGCCGCCCGCGCCAGCGAGCGCATCGAACAAGCCTTGTGTATCAGCCATTACGCTAACCCCGGATCGGTAGTGATCCCGTTGCCCGCATCGAGCGGCATCCCGCCCGCATTGTAGCCCCCGGTAGTCGGCATCAGCCACGGGTTGACCGGAACACCCCCCGTGCCGCCTGGATTCGGGGTGTAGTTCTTCGCCCCGGCGCCCAGCATACTAGAGAACAGCGACACCCACGGGTTTGCATTGCCGGCCGCCTGTGAGCGGAGCTGATTCACGAAGTTCCGCCCCCAAGACTGCTGGTTGAGGGTGTTCATGTTCGTGGCGAGGGTGTTCATTGCCAACCCCTCGTTCTGGCGCTGGCGCACGGCTGCATCGAGCGCCCCCAGCTCGCCCGCGTACTTGTTGCCGTAGTCCTCCACCTGCTGCTGTGAGGTGCCTTGGTCGGTCTGGTAGCGCGAGCTACCCCCAACGCTAGGCGCCAGTGCTGAGGTGGAAGCGCCGTATGTGGTCGGGCCGCCCGTGGTCGATCCGCCTTGAGTGCTGCCGGCAGCATTCTTGCGAAGCTCGTTCACGTAGTCGCCCGTCGCCTGCGCCTGAATTTGCGAAGGCGAATTTTGGTTTATCTGTTGCGTCAGGCTATGCACCTGCGCGTTGGCCTTGTCCTGTAGCTGTTGCTGCTCAACAATGTTCTGCGTCTCGGCAGCATTCGCCCGGCTGTTGGCCTTTGATTGATTGGCGTACTGCGCCCCACCACTCAACGCGGCTAGGGCGACTGGTACCCAAAACTCTTCTGTACCCATGGTTACACCTTCTTAGGACCGGGAGCAGCCTTGGCGCTCGTCTTGGACGGGCCGCCAAACTTGTTGCCCTTGTATACGGACGCCGCCGCAAGGTCTTTGCCCGCAGCACCGGCCGAGGCTCGCGCCTGATAGTTCGGGGCGCCGAAAGCCTTGGCTTCCATGTTGAGCCCGCTAGGGTTGACGCGGCCGGGCTTCAGTGAATTAAAGAAGTTAGTTCCCATAAATGTTGTTCGCCTGTGCATTCTGTGTTGCCTGTACATAACCGCGCGTCGCGTCTTGCAGGTTCGGCGTGACGTTCTGAAATGGTGTTGGCGTGGAAGTCACCACGTTGCGGTTTTTGTAGTTCTGCCCAGCCTGTGCGCCCGCCGCATCGAAGTACTTCCCATATCCAGAGTTCATGAGCGGATCGTAGCTTGCCTCTTTCGATATCCACGAGTTGGGGCCGGCTATCGTGGCAGGATCGAGCACCGTTTTACCCGTCATGCCATACAGGGGGTCTACAGAGTCAACCACGCCTTGCACGCCGCCCTTCCAGGGCATCACCGCGCGTTGGAAAAAGTTGGTGCCCATTAGAAGCCTCCTGTGCCGTAGATAGAACCGATAGGCGACTGTTGCGCCTTACGGTTGGCCGCCGCTGTCTGTTCGTTCTGGTAAATCTGCGCCGTGCCGGCAAACAGATTGCCCAGCGAGTTGGCGTTACCATAGTTTTGCGCCGTGCCGAGGGCCGCGCTTTGCGCCTGCGATACCTGCGACGGGATAGTGCCGATGTTACCGCCCGCCTGCGCCAAACTGATAAGCTGATTCTTGGCGTTGATATCCGACTGCTGAAGCCCAGCCTGCCCCGCCTGCGCCTGTCGAGACGCCTGCAGTAGCCCCTGCGTATAGTCTTTGTTGAGTTGCGTGTTGGCGTCCACTGCGGACGATCCGCCAGTGAGCCCGGAACGCGCAAGCGCAAACTTCAGGTTGCGAGCATTGGTTGTTTCCTGCTCATTTACCTGATTGGTGTAGAAGTTGTTTAGGTTCTGGCCGTATTGCTGGTACTGCGCCTGTCGCTGCGGCGTGTTATACGCCGTGTTGATAGAATTGATGGACTGCTGAATTTGCGCTTGGCGCGCAGCATCAGCAGCGTTTGCAGCATTGGCCGCTGAGTTGTTCGTACCCATTAGTGTTTCACCCGCGCATAGCTGTAGGCATCCGCCCCGTTAGCGTAGTACCCGTACATGAGCGCTTCTCGCGTGTAACCGATGACCTTATACCACTTCGCCAGCTCCGGCCGTTCTTTGAGACGCTTCACCGGCACAATGCACTGTATCCGATGCGCCTGCCCGCTTTGAAACATCGCATCCATTGCCCGGCGGCAGTGCCGGGTGACTGCAAACCAATTCGCGCCCCAAGCGTCAGGGGTCGTTATGAGGAAGTCCTGCCACACCCCCTTGCGGATGTAGTTGAATCCGCCAATCAACACCGGCTCGTCTTGCGCCTTCAGCACCCACTTGGGACCCTGCGCCGTAAAGTTGCCGATGGCGATGCTATCCATATCGAAAGCCTCGCCACTGGCCGCCTCAACCTGCTTCTTCTCATCCTCGGGCATCCGGGCCACGACTTTGAGGAAATCCAACATGGTCGGGTTGGTGTAGACGTAAATCATGGTCCGGTAGCTCCGCCAGCCTGTTGGTTGGTGTTTATGAAGTACATACTGGTTGCTTCCCACGTCCAGGCTTGGTTTGGGGCGAAGGTCAGAATGACGCTGTAGCTAGGCGCCGTCACGGGAATGGGTATCGGTGTTCCCGGCACCGTGTCCGCTGCCGCGATCGTGTACGGCGCCGTAACCGAGGGCGACGTAGAGAACCCCGCGTTGTCGTTGAATGAGGTCTTGTCCGCTTGGTTGAATGCAATCTGAATTGTTACTTGCCCGTCACCAACCAAGTCGATGCCTTCGAGTGACTTGTTTATACCCAGCGGCCCGAGGTCAACATACGGCCATTGCAACACTCCGTTGAATCCCACGTTGGCGCCGCCAAAGTCGTCAACCAACGTGTCTTGGTCGTACTGCCACACCAGATTGCCGGCGGTGCGCAGATACAGAATGCCGGCGTTGATGGTCCAATCCGTGATGACATCAGGGAAAATGTACCGGCTCCACGTCCGTAGCCCTTGGCCGTTCACTGTGAACACAAACGCCTGTGGCCCGAAGAAGAGCATGTATTGCCCGCGACCGGGGTAGTACAGCGACAGCGGGTCGTACGTGCCGGCTTTAATCTGCGCCTTCACGATCGGGTCAACCGGCTGGCCGGAGTTGCCCACCTGCAGGTTGGAGGTAGCGCCCACCGTGCCGATGTTGCGCACCCCCACCTCAGTGAGAATGAGCAAGTCGTTGGCGACGGACTGCGCGGAACGGGTATAGATCGAGCCGATTGGCTCCCCATCCAGCAGCGACATGTTGGCCGGATCGGGGTCAATCTGCCACATCTGGTAGCCGCCCGCGTTGAACACCATCAGGTTGGAGCGGTAGAGCGCCAACACCGCAACCGGGTTGTTGCCGTAGATGTTCAAACCCGTTGGCAGGTAGCCAGCATTGTTTGCGCTGGTCCAGTCTGTCGGGTCCACAGCCGCCGAGTACGACGTAATGTCATTATTGCCGGCGAACACGTGCGAAGCCGCCAGAATGACAGCCTTCGTGTTGGGCTCGTTCTTATCCGCAATGTGCCGGTCGATAGCAACCCACGATAGGCTCGTGTTGGTCACGTGCCCGTCTTGCGACGTGTAGGTGCTGCTATCGTTGATAGTGTTGCCTATGACAGTCGGCCATGTCGGCTCAGTCGCGCCGGACAACATGATGGGGATAGCCTGCCACGTAATGATGGAGGTCCCGATTGCCTGCCACGTCACCCCACCGTCAACCACGGTGCCGCCGGCAACGGTCGGCCATGTAGGCTCCGTGCTGCCTGAGCTGGCCGGCGATGCCTGAATGGCTTCAAACAGGAAGTTAGACACCGCTGCCGGCGTCTCCAAGTTCCAACTAACGAGGTCCGCGTAGCCGTCGTTCTTGCTGCTGGTGCCGCTCGCGCCCCAGATGGCCGAGCGCACGAACGCCGTACCCGCCGGAGCTACCGCCGTCACGCTCACCTGCCGATAGCCGCCGCCTTCTTGGTTCGCGGACTGCACCTCACTGATGAAGGTATCGCTGCTGTTGTAGAAGCGCACAGCCATACGCATTGATAGGTTGGCGCCGTTGTTGTTGGGGTTGAGATATCCCGTAACCGTGACACTTTGACCCGGTGAGCACACGGCGTGCGTGTTCTGCACCACCTCGGCGCCCGCCGTGGTGAAGCTCGCGGGGAAGCGCACGCACTCATTGCCTTGATACGGGTTGGTTGTCGTAAACGCCCATGAGCCGTTGAGTATCCAATTGCCATCGTTGCCAGCTTCAAAATCGCCGTTCGGGATTGCGT